ACGCCAAAATCATGTAAAAAAGAACTAAAGATATATTCTAATACAGAATCATGTAATAGAAATATTGAAGCGATTAAGCATTTAGATGTAGATATGATGCGGGATATACTGAAAAGTACACCTAATAAAGAATATACTCTTTTATCAGGTGCTACTTCCAGTGACACAACGATTGAAGTACATAGTCAGGCAGACCTATATAAATTTATTAATTCTATTGACCTATCTGAATATTTAGGCGTTGAATATGGAGAAAAATTCAGTTGTATTTTACCAGAGCATGAAGATAATAGTCCGAGTGCCTGTATCTGGACAGCAAAGGACGGAACACAAGTATATAAATGTTTTGGTTGTGGTAAGTGCAGAACAATTACAGGTATTACAGAAGAATTAGCAGGTTGCCATAGAAGTGAAGCCATTGAATTCATAAAATCAGTTTATGGCATAACCCTTTATGAATCGGACTGGACAAAGAAATGGAAACAGATTTTTATTGATAGTGCAAACTATCTTGATTCAGAAGAATTCAAATTACAATTTCCAACATTATCAAAATTGATTAAAACCAGAAAAATTCATATCCAAAAAATGTTGATACACTTCACACAATATATCAATGAAGATATGAAAGTAAATAATGAACCGTTTTTCTTTGCTTCATATAATAAACTAATGGAAATATGTGAAATTAAGTCAACAAGTCATAGAACTTTATCTGAATCATTAGTATTATTTTCTTTGCTCAATATGTTGGACAAACTACCTATTGAATCGATTCCAGAAAAGGAATTGAATAAAGCAAAGCACATTGCCGCAAAGTATGGATTCAAGAAATTAACTAATTTTTATAGTTTCCCTGAATATGGAGTTTTGCAGTTTGAAGATAGTGAAGATATTGCTAAAACATTAAAAGAGAATCATATTTCACTTAAGGGAATTAGTAGAGAATATGTGCTTAGAACTTTTGGTGAAGAAATTGCTAATAAGGTTTATCCCCAATATAGATTTGAAAACAGTAAAGGAACTTCTGAAAAGTCGGATAATGCTACCTTAAAATTGGTAAACAAACTTTGTAATATTATCAATGAAAAAGGTTATTGTTTGGAATCTGATATTAGAGGTAAAGGACAAACAGAATTACAATGGAAAAGGAGTATTCAACAAATACTTAATGTTGGCAAATTCAAAAAAGTAAAAGCAAGTAAAAGAAATAAAGAGCAATACAATATCCCAGATAGTATCAATTATCAATCATATGTCATTGTAAATAAGTAAAACTTGTGCGCTCACTGAAAAGGTACACTGATAGAAGAGTATATTCTTTATTAGTGTACCCTTTCAGTTAAACAGTAAATTGAAACTCAAATAATGAAAGGAAGTATTTATTATGAATAAAGAATTAAACAATGCTATTGAAAACAATGAAAAGGTTTATGCGGATAACAAGGAAGCAACCCATACAAATATTAAGACGTTGGATGATATAATTGCCGCTATGGATAGGATAAATGCGAAGTATGATAAACCAGCGAGAATTAAGACAGTAGATGATATTATACCTGTCATGGAGCAGGTAGAAAAAGAGGTGTGATAATGGCAAGAAGTAAAAAAACTATTACTGGTAAGGATGGATTTGCTGCGGGTAAATCGACTTCACAGGAAGAAAGCATTTTAATGCACTTAAAAAATATGGTAAAGACAGATACAAAAGTATATTACATACTCTGGAAATATGCTCCTGAACTATTGCCTCAACAGTTTAAAACATTTGATGATTTAAAGATGAATTATAAGTGTTATACAAAAGGTGTTGTGGAAAAGACAGCAGAAAATTGGCTAATGGAAGAAAACGTGCAAACCGCTGTGAAGTGGTTGTTACAGCGTGAACATCAAAAGAAAATGATTGAACTATATAATATTTATTTTGACAAGGCAAAGAGCGATACCAATGCATTTAAGGCGTTTGTTGACTTCTCTAATCAATTCTTTGCAGATGATAAAAAGAATGGTATTTTGGAAATTGCACAGGGGTTAAGTGATAAAGATTTAATGGATGATATAGAGGATTAATTACTTTATTTTAGAAGTAAATTAGACGGTATTAGAGGGGGTAAGTATAATTACTACCCTTAAATAATACCGCCTTATTTATTGCTAATATTAAATAGAATCGGAGTTGCCGAAATCGGATAAGCCGATAAGGTTGGAGCACGTCAAAAGAAACATTGTGCAGAAATCTGCACCAAGTGAAGAACGCAAAATTGCGTTGTGCTAAATTATCGGTGAGTCCAACTTTGGACTGTCATAAATTATCAGAATCCAATTTTGGATTCTCTCAAAGTGTTAATAAAATAGGGGGTGAATTATGACAACACAAGAGAAATTAAAAAAGTTATGGAATAGTCCACTTTTATTTATCCAAAATCTAATGAAAGTGGTGAATAAAGATGGCGAATTGCAGAAATTCAAACTTAACCCTGAGCAGAAATATCTACTACAACATGAAACTAAATATAATGTTGTACTGAAAAGTAGACAGTTAGGTATTTCAACTCTTGCCGTGGCACAATCTATCTATATCGCAACCACACAAGCAAATAGTACCTGTCTATTAATGAGTTATAGTATACAATCTGCAACGGAAATATTTAATAAATTGAAGCAACTTTATAACAATATGGCAGAGCCATTTAAGATTCCAATTTTTAATAATAATAAAAAGGAATTGAGTTTTACTAATGGCAGTCATATTATTTGCACGACCTGCGGGAACAAAGATGTATGCCGTGGTGCAACAATAAATTTTGCGCATATATCAGAAGTGGCTTTTTGTAAGAATACAATCCAACAGCAACTTATTGCTATTGAGCAAGCATTGACTCCACACGGCGTTATTCTGCTTGAATCAACTGCAAATGGTATTAATTACTTTCAAGAGATTTGGGGTAAAGCAGAGCGTGGAGAGAGTATGTACAAGCCATTCTTCTTCTCATGGATAGATGATAAACTTATGTTCGAGGAAGAATATGAGGAATTTAGCGACAGATATATACAGTTACATGGTTCTTTACCAACGGATAAACAATTAACATCGGAAGAGAAATTACTAATGACTAAAGGTGCTTCACTTCAACAGATTGTGTGGCGGCGAATGAAGATTGCCAACACATCTGAAAAAGCATTTAAGCAGGAATTTCCATCCGAACCTTTGGAAGCGTTTATTAGCACAGGTAATAATATATTTGACCCTCAATTAATTCACGAAAATTTAGTTGGTATTGAAAAATTCAAACCTATTACAAAAAATGGTTTGCCAAAGAACTTCCCTGTTTCTCTTAAAAGGTGGTTAAATAACGGACTGACTGTTTGGAATTTACCACAAAGGGGAGTTAAGTTTTATATCGGCTGTGATACTTCTGAAGGTGTGGGAAAGGATTACAGTACATTTGAGGTGTTTAACGAGAATGCAGAACAATGTGCAGAATTTAAGAGTAATACAATAAAACCATATGCTTTTGCAGAGTTGATTAATGATACTGGTGTTTTTTATGGTAATGCAAACTTAATTGTAGAGAAAATGAGCGCAGGACATACAGTTGTGGATAAACTCTACAACGAATATCACTATAGGAATATGTATTCTTACATGGAGTATGATGCACGCAGTCAATGTATGCTGCCAAAGGTGGGATGGCAGACAAATACAAAAACAAAACCAATGCTTGTAAATGACTTTGTGGAAATGTTTGAAACAAAGCAGATGATTATTAAGAGCAAAGATTTATTGCGGGAAATGAAAGTATTTGAATTTACAAACGATGGCAAGATGGGTGCAATTATAGGTTCGCATGATGATTTATGTATGGCGGCAGGAATGGGCTTACAGGGAATCAAGTGCGGCGTAAATTACCACTAACTAAGGAGTGTGATATATAAATGATAGATATGACTAAGCCGTATTGGTTTGAAGATGTTCCTTTTGAGAGAGAACACCAACAGCGTATTAGCAACGTGTTAGACATAAAGCAGTATTTTCTGAGAATTCATAAAGTTTTAAGACGTCCTGATTTTAAATTTAAAGGGGAAACCTATACAACTGCAAAGATTGTATTACAGACATTAAAAATAATTGAAAATTTCCATGCTTCCTACATATTGGGCAATCCTATTTCAATCACAGGTGAACAGAACATTGTAAAAGAGTTCAATAGGATTTACAAAAAGGGGCGTTACAATACAGTCGATTATCAGATTGCACAGGATTTGGCGAAGTATGGCAATGCATTTGAGTATGATTATATGGATAATAATGTAGTGAAATGTCATATTATTCCTAACGAAAGTGCTTATCCAGTTTATGATGATGCAGAGAATTATATTTCATTTGTAGAATATTGGAAAGATGCCGATACAGGCACAGCACATTATTATGTATATTATCCTGATAAAGTACAAATTTGGAAAGATAATGTAATGGTTTCTGAAAAACCAAACTTGACTGGATTGCCAATCCATTATGCGTCACTTGATAAGACAGCATATAATTTCTTTGGTGATAGTCCGATGAATGACTTAATTCCTATTATGGATAAAATTGAAAATCTGCTATCAAAGTTGGATGATAGTATTACTACTCTGTCTTTGAATCCTCTTGGCGTGTGTGCTGGACGTGCTACAGATGCAAGTGTGAGCAAGGATATGTGTGGCGAGATGCTCGTCTTTGAAGCAGGAGGCGGGTTCAAGTATGCTAGTGCTACACTGGACTACAATAGCATAAAACTGGAATTGGACAATCTTATCCAACAACTTTATACAATCGCTTGTGTGCCGAGTGCAGTAGTAGGACAAAGCAATATTGCAAATGTATCTGAAATCAGTTTAAAATTGTTATTTAGTCAAAGTGACAATAGAGCAAAGCAAATGACTAAGGTGCTGAAGGATGGATTCTTCTTGCGCTTTGAATACTTTAGAAAATTACTGGCATTACAAGGCAAGACATTTACAGATAATGATTTTGATGAAGTCGATGTCACATTTAATTACAATCGTCCAGTCGACACGCAGTCCATGATGAACGAGTTGAAAGTACAATATGATATGGGTGCTATTTCTAAGCAAACAGTTATTGACCTTAGTCCTTATACTACCAATACAGCATTGGAGATGCAACGATTGGAGGATAATGATGAAGTCCCAATTCAGGATAGTAACGAGGATAAAACCATTACCTTAAATCAGGGTACCGGAAATTTCCGGCAGGGGGTAAAAACCAATACACAGGGTAATGTTATCTAATACAATGGTAACAGGTACTTCGCCTGTATCGTATTTAAGGGAGTTATCTAAGCCACAATATTTTTCATTCGTAATGATACGCCGAATGCTGCTACTTTGATACTCATATGCTGTTCATGGATTAACCGTGATAATGTACCCAACACATACATTGTATGCTATCACGGTAGGGAAGTCAAGATAAGGATTAATAGTATCTTGTGAAACATCTTGTGAAACATTATAAAAATATCTTGAGATATTGACTGAATAGGATATTATCTGTATGATATGAGAGTGACATTATGCAGGTAGTATTCTTTTTTTATGTGATATGTAAAGGTATAATACTTTACAGTTAGATGTATGATGATGTTATGTAAACTAATTGTTACAGTTTTGTAACTATTTGAGTTATAAATGTTGTGCTGTTCTTGGTTTTTGAAAGTAAAGAAAACAATAACATTAGTCAGAATTCAGACAGAAGTTAATAAATAGGCATAAAAAAACAACTGCATTGATAAAAGCAACACAGTTATTGATATACATTTATGCATTGTATTATACAGAATTTATACATACACTTATAGTATTGAAATGATATGCGGATGGTCACCAACTGGATTACAAAAATCCCCTTTGCTGTTCACAGTTTGTGATATGATAGTATGATATGTGGATGGTCACCACCCCTGATATTAGATGGTATATATATTCTAATTATACAAAATACCTATTTTGTATAATATGATTTATGCATATGTTATAATGATAGCAGAAAATAATGGATTATAATTGTGCAATATATATATTCATAGCAATATGCAACATTAGTCCATATTAAACGTATTATAGCGATATATCTGGAGCACTATCAGC